TCAATTACAGTTGGCATAAAGAAATATGCTTCTTCAACAGAGTTATCTGACCTTTGTCTAAATCTAGTTAATGCTTTGGTAATTGCAGTTTCGTAGTGAGCTGGATCTAATTCAACATCAACCATGCCGCCACCCAGCATATTATTGACATAATCGAATATCTCTTGCTTCTTTGTTGATAATGTTGCCATAAACTATTTCTCCATAGTATTTATCGTTCGATAAATATGTATATGCCAAGACTATCTTTATACAAACCAGAAAAGGGCCGAGATTATCAATTTATAGATGACCGTATCTATGAGATGTTTACTGTGGGCGGAACAGACGTTCATGTACACAAATATTTAGGTCCTAAACAAGTAGCATCAGCAGACGCAACTGCTGATCAACCTCAATATGATGTATTTCAAGAAACAAATATACAGGATTTACTATTTTTAGAAAACAGGGATAGAAAGTATGATCAAGACATATACACTATAAGAGGTGTATATAATGTGCAAGATATTGATTTTAATTTATCACAGTTTGGATTATTCTTAGCTAATGATACACTTTTTATGACTGTTCACATTAATAACTCAGTGAAAACTCTGGGTAGAAAATTTATTAGCGGAGATGTAATTGAACTCCCACACTTAAGAGATGAATACGCATTAGGCGATTTTACAACTTCTATGAAAAGATATTATGTTGTTGAAGAAGTCAGTCGTGCTTCGGAAGGTTATAGTCCTACTTGGTATCCACATCTTTATAGATTAAAACTAAAGCAAATAGTAGATAGCCAAGAATTCAAAGATATTTTAGATAAACCTGCTGAAGAAGAAAATCCAGGTGGCGATACTCTTAGAGATTTAATGAGTAATTACAACAAGCAAAAAGAAATTAATGATGCTGTTGTAAAACAAGCTGAAGCAGATACCAAACAAAGTGGATATGAAACAAGTCATTTATACACTGTTGCAACTAAAGAAGATGGCACTATAGATATTGTAACAACTGATACTAGTGAATTAGATGCTAGTACTGCAAATGAACTTGCAGATAGAGTTACACAAACTCCTAAACGTAAAGGATACGACGGATATCTATTAGGAGATGGTATTGCACCAAACGGTGAAGCATTTGGACATGGTATAAGTTTTCCAACAGGACAAGTAGAAGGCGATTATTTTTTGAGGACAGATATGTTACCTAATAGATTATTTAGATATGATGGCCGTAGATGGGTCAAGATGGAAGATAAAGTCAGAATGACAATGACTAATACCGATACACGTAATACACAAAAAACTAGTTTCATTAATAATGTACAAACAAATACAATAGCAGATGAATCAGTACAAGAAAGACAAAGTTTGAGCAAAGCTCTAAGACCTAAGACGGATAACTAAACATGCAACACTTTTATGATGGACAAATACGAAGATATATTACACAAATTGTAAGGTTGTTTAGTAATTTTTCTTATAAAGATAATCAAGCAAAACTTGTAGAAGTACCTGTTATGTATGGTGATATGACTAGGCAGGTAGCTTCTATTATAAACAAAAACAGTGAAAATGCTATTCCTTCTGCACCAAGGATGGCTGTATACATTACTGGCTTGGAATTAGATCGTAACAGATTAGCAGACAGTAGTTATGTTAATAAATTAAATTTAAGAGAAAGAGCGTATGATGAAACAGGAAAAGAATACTTAAACACTCAAGGTAAAAATTATACTGTTGAAAGACTCATGCCCACTCCCTATAATTTAACAGTAAACGTAGATGTTTGGTCAACAAATACAGATCAAAAATTGCAGATTATGGAACAAATCATGATGCTGTTTAATCCTAGTTTAGAAATACAGACTACAGACAACTATGTTGATTGGACCAGTTTGTCTGTTTTAAATTTAGAAACTGTAAATTTTAGCAGTAGAAGTATTCCAATGGGGACAGAAAGTGAAATAGATGTAGCCACATTAGGTTTTAGTTCCCCCATTTATATTTCACCACCTACAAAAGTTAAAAAACTTGGTGTTGTTACTAATATCGTTACAAGTATATTTGACGAATCTAAAGGAACAATTAATTTACATTTATCTATGCCAGAACAATTAGCATTTGCAGATACTGCTCGACCTGAAGCAACTACAAAAGCAAAGGTGTCTATAGATAAAAATGGAAATGTTGTAAATGAATTTGTTCTAGATAAAGAAAAATCTCAAACTACTAGTTTACAAACCACAACGTATAAAAATTACGATTTATTAGTTTTAAACAACACAGCACAATTAGTAGAAAATGGTGTGGAAGGAAAAATTGCATGGCCAGGTTGGATGGAGGCATTTACGGAAACATATCAATCAGGAATAACAGAGCTAAGATTGAAACGCTCTGATTTGACTAATGAAATAAGTGGTACTGTTACAATTAATCCTCTCAACGAATACATGCTTACAGTTAATTGGGATCCAGATACATTACCAACAGACACTGTTATAACTGGGCCTGCAGGTGATAATACAAAGATAAACTTTATAATTGATCCTTCTAAAACAAATCCGTTATCTTTAAAAACCACAGGTACACGAATACTGTTACTTGACGAGTCTATTGGTGATGCTATTAATACTGATGGTGCTGATGCATGGAAAAATGCAGACGGTACAGACTTTATTGCAGGAGCTAATGATATAGTAGAATGGGATGGGTCTAAATGGCATATAGTATTTGATTCTAGCAGTAATGCTAATACTACAGTCTATACCACAAATCTAAATACAGGAATACAATACAAATTTGAAAAAGGTGAATGGCTACTTGCATTTGAAGGTGAGTATCCACAAGGAACCTGGCGTATAAAATTCTAAGATAATTAGTTATATGAAAGAAATTATCTGTAGTGGTGCATTATTCTACGCCAAAAAATCAAAGCGTTTTTTATTTCTACATAGAACGCAAGGCAAACAAAAAGACCTATGGGGACTTGTTGGTGGCACTAATGAAGACAAAGAAACACCGTGGTCAGCATTACAACGAGAAATAAAAGAAGAAATAGGCGAAACATCTATTATCAAAACTATACCCCTTGAAACATTCATTAGTAATGATAGTAAATTTAAATTCCATACATATCTTTGTGTAATAGAAAATGAATTTATACCAACTTTAAATATTGAACACAATGGTTATGCTTGGGTATCATTTAATAAATGGCCAAAACCATTACACCAAGGTTTGAGAAACACACTTTCAAATAAAGTTAATTTAACCAAACTAGAAACAGTATTCAAATTAATAGATTTAGTATGAAAAAGATTACAGTCATAGGCAAAGGCACAGCAGGTTGTATTTCAGTTGCAAATATTGCTAATATATCTAACTATCATGATTTAGAAATAGAATGGATATACGATCCTGAAATTAATCCACAAGCTGTAGGAGAAGGCACTACCTTAGATGTTGTAAACATGTTAGGAGAAAGTTTAGGATTTGGATGGCCGGACCTAAAAAACATTGACGGTAATTATAAAAATGGAATTAGAAAAATAGGATATACCACTACAGGTTGTGATTATACGCATAAATTTATGACCCCTAATGTTGCAATTCATTTCAACGCATTAAAATTACAGGATTTTATAGAACAAAAAATTAAAGAAAATTATCCTAATGTAAAAATTATACAAGGTAATAAAGATACACATAATAATGACAGTGACTATGTGCTAGATTGTTCGGGCAAACCTAAGTCATACGAAGATTATAACCTAACTGAATACATACCAGTTAACAGTGTTTATGTTACTCAATGTTTTTGGCCAGAACCAAAGTTTGATTATACGTTAACTGTTGCTAGACCATATGGTTGGGTATGGGGAATACCATTACAAAACAGATGTAGTATAGGATATATGTACAATAATAAATTAAATTCTTTAGAAGAAGTAAAAGAAGATGTAAAAAATATTTTTGAAGAATTTAATTTACAACCTAGTGAAACTACAAATGCCTTTAGTTTTAAAAATTATTATAGAAATACAAATTTTGAAGAACGTGTAGGATACAATGGTAACGCAAGTTTCTTTTTGGAACCATTAGAAGCTACTTCTATTAGTTCTATGATAATGGTTAGTAAACTTTGTGCAGGGTATGTGTTAGGAGTAAACGACTCTTTAGATTATATTAACAATGTCTACACATTGAAGTTAAAACAAGTAGAAAATATGATAAATTTACATTACCTTGCAGGCAGTAAATACGACACTCATTTTTGGATAAACGCACAGCACAAAGCAA